GACTTCTATCCAAACGGTCGAGTAACATACTACGACCCGAAAGAGGGCGCATACTGGGACCCAACAACTGACTTTTATCTGTCTTTTGAGGAACAGAACGAACTCCAAAATATGATTTTTGATAAACTTAAGGCTTGACATTGCAAGCCTAGAATTGTATAGTGATATATAAGCTGATAATTCAGGAGATATAATATGGCTCGTCGCCCCGCAATCATCAAAGCTAAGTCTACTAAGAAGACTACTCGTGCCCCTCGTCGCGGCGTCAATCGCTTTAGCTTGATGCCCACTGACAATTGGGATAAGGCTAGGTTCTTTGCTCACTATGATGTTGAGCGCAAAGATTGCGGCAACAAGGTTAGGGAGTATATCAAACAGAACTTTCCTAAAGATGTACTGACTAAGATCAATCGTCTTCCTGATTGGAAGGTTGATATGTATAGTCATTGGGCTGCTACTGCCCATCTTCTTGAAGTTAATCCTAATCTTGTTCCAGATAGCTATAAGACTGGTCTCGTTAAGTGGATTGAGACGCTTGCCCTTGAGGGTTCTGCACTCACTGCTAAGAAAGAAGAAACCGAAGGTGAAGAGAAGCCTAAGAAGGTAGTCAACATTCAGGAAATTATGCGTGAAAAGGCTGATGAAGCCTTCGGCGACATTGAAGCACTGTTTGACGAATTTATTGATTCGGGCTGCTCTAAGGATTTCAGCGTTGACAAGAAGGTGGTAGGCGCACTGGCTACTCGTAATATTCTCCCGCAGCATATGGCTAGTGCTATCAAGCGTTATCAACGACTGCTTGACGAATATCTTGAAGTTCAGGGTGGCAAGTGCGATCAATTGAACGAGGGCTATAGTCACTATAGCAAGATGCAAATCCGTTACGCTATCAAGATTATCGAAGACATTATCGCCGAAATGAATGGCTACATCAGTCTTAAGCAGGCTACTAAGAAGCCTCGTGCTAAGAAGGCTGTACCTGTTGAAAAGATTGTCGCTCGTCTTAAGTATTGCAAGGCGTTTAAGGACGATGCACTCATGCTTGAACTTACTGGACTAAGCCCCGTTAAGCTTCATGAGAGCACCGAAGCTTGGGTCTATGACACTAAGAAGCGTAAGATGCATCACTACGTTGCAGACGCTTACAGTAAGTGTCTGATGGTCAAGGGCAATACTATCATTGGTTTTGACAAGAAAGAAAGCGGCATGAAGACGCTTCGCAAGCCTGTTGAACAGATTAAGGCGTTGATGGGTAGTAAGCCCGTTGCTCGTAAGTATTTCAAGGAGATCAAGGCTGTTGAGGCTGTACCAAATGGTCGCTTCAATGCTGATATGGTCATCCTCAAAGCATTCTAAAAGGAAAATATATGACAACTCAAATTGATTTAAACAAGTACGCAGATTTTGTTCTTACTGTAGCGTCGGAACCTAGCAAGGATGCAGAAACATTTGTAGAGCATGTTCGTAAGCTACACAACAACAGCCGTGTTAATATCCCGTTGCTACTCACTTCGGGTATCGGTCTTGCTAGTGAAGGTGGAGAGTTCAACGAAATCGTGAAGAAGATTTTCTTTCAGGGTAAGCCCCTCAACGAAGAAAACATTTTTCATATGAAGCGTGAACTAGGCGATATTATGTGGTATTGGATGAACGCTTGTAACGCACTTGGTCTTGATCCTAACGATGTTATTGCTGAAAACGTTAGCAAGCTAGAAGCACGTTATCCAGGCGGCGAGTTTGATGCACACTACAGCGAGAACCGTAAGGAAGGCGACCTGTGAGCAATAAGCTTGAAGCATCTATTTTAAAACTTATCGCCGAACAGTTTGGTTTAGGCAAAGTACATCCTAAGGATCGTCTCATTGAGGATTTAAAGGGCGATGCATTAGACGCAATTGAACTTGTAATGCGCCTAGAAGAAGAATTTAATGTTCGAATACCTGATGAAAAGGTAGATGATATCATCACTGTACAGGATGCTATTGATTGCGTTACTAAAAGTAATCAGCCAGCTTAAGTATAATAGGATTAATAAACTAAAATAATGAACACCTCATTTTATGGGAACAAGACTAAAGCAAAGGATGGATTTGAATACAGTAGTAGATTTGAAGCTGAATTCGTTGATAAGTTTTTAATACCACATAACATAGAATACGAACGACAGAAATTGTATTCCGAAGACTCAAAGCACCGGTGTGATTTTTATCTACCGGATTATGACCTTTGGATAGAATGCGTGTACGAACAGTATTTGCCCAAGAAGTCATATTTGTTCGCTTCTCAAGACATAGTATTAACTATTCCCTATGCTGATATGACAGGTAGGGCTAGAGCTAAAAGTGCAGGAGCAAGATGGAGCCGCGACCGCAAGCAATGGATTATTCAAAAATCCCTTATTCCTCCTGAAGGTTTCCCCTCACTTGAACGGTACATGGACGCATCAGTACTCGTAGCATGGTTTGACCCTAAACAAGTAAATCTTACTGAAACATACAATTCAAATTTAAAGAAAAAAATGCTGATGTATGGGGATAAGTGTACTATTATGCAGATTAACAACATTGATTTAAATAAAAAATCTGCACACATTGCTGATTTAATCCGCATAAAAAATAACAGTTTGTTTTTGAAACTACTTGCCGAAAAACCACACCTAATTCCGGTATACGAGGTGAAAACTGAACCTTTGGAAGAGACTGTAGCTATCAATACAGTCGTTGAACCCGAAGAGGTAAGCACTGAACCCGAAGAGGTAATTGTTCAACCTGATGGCAAGGTTGTGTACTCTGCCAAAATAATTAACCGGCGAGCAAACCGCAATACTAAGAAAGAAAAGCTGAAAGAAAAGCGCGGCACGGAATTCAGCCTACTATTGAACCAATCTACAAGGGTTGAACTTGAATGTTTTCGTAATATGATAACTGAACGATTGGCTAAATTGCAGGCGCTTGCTGAAAAGAGAGGTAAAGAGTTTCCTGATAAATAAAGTATAACAGGAAACGAACATGGCAGCAGACCTTTTAGCGACACCAAATAATCAAGACTTAATTGAGTATAAGCAAGGACTCTTTGAGAACCTTCGTCTACGTATGGGCGGCGACATTGTTGATCTAGAATTAGATCCTCAGCACTACGAAGCAGCATATAACTACGCTATCAAGCTTTACCGCCAAAGAGCGCAAAACGCTAACATCGAATCCTACACTCTCTTCACCGTACAGAAGAACGTGTATGAATACACGTTGCCCAGCGAATTCATCAACGTAAGATCCCTGTTCAGACGCACAGTAGGGCTTGAGACAGGTCCAAGTTCAACGTCATTTGACCCGTTCTCAAGTGCAATTCTCAATACCTATCTACTGAATTATAACTATACCGGTGGTCTTGCTACATACGATTTTTATGCAGGCTACGTAGAACTTACAGCACGTATGTTTGGTGGTTATCTTACATATACCTTTAACCCGGTTAGTAAGTTGCTAAAGGTCACTAGAGACTTCAAAGGAACCGGCGAACGCATTCTTATTTGGGCAGATGTACAGCGTCCTGAACTAGAATTGCTACAGGATCCTGGCGCAGGGGTTTGGATTGGCGACTATATCCTAGCAGTGCTTAAAGGCATCATTGGTGAAGCTCGTGAGAAGTTTCAATCAATTGCCGGTCCCGGCGGCGGCACATCATTGAACGGTGCCGCTATGAAGGCTGAATCCAAAGCAGACCAGGAGCGTTTGATTATGGAATTGAAAGCCTACGTAGATTATTCGCAGCCCCTCACTTGGGTACAAGGTTAAGGCTTGACAACACTCACTTCTTATGTTATAGTATAAGAATGATCATAGGAATAACAGGACTCATCGGTAGCGGCAAAGATACAGCCGCTGACTATCTTTGCACATTTCACGGCTTCAAGCGCATGAGCTTTGCTGGTACACTTAAGGATGCTGTTGCAGTTATCTTTAACTGGGACCGCGAACTTCTTGAAGGTTCAACTAAGGCTAGCCGTGAATGGCGAGAAGAAGTTGACATTTGGTGGGCAGAACGATTGGGCATCCCCAATCTGACTCCCCGCTGGGTACTACAACAGTGGGGAACTGATGTTGCCCGCAAAAGTTTTCATAATGACATTTGGGTAGCAAGCGTAGAGAATCGTTTGCAGGGCATTAAGGATGATATCGTAATCACTGACTGTCGGTTCGGCAACGAAGTAGCCGCTATCAAGAATGCAGGTGGTATCACTCTTAGAACTCATCGTGGTAAGGATCCTGATTGGCTTGTAATAGCAGAATTGCATAATGATGCGGATAACGACAAAGATAAAACATATCTTAAAGACCTGCTAGAACAGAATCATAATGTTCATGCTAGCGAATATAGCAGTGTTGGGCTAGACTACGATTACCACATTGACAATAACGGAATGATTGACCATCTACACAAGCAGATGGAATCAATAATCAACCGTTAAGTCGCCCCTCTTCCAAGTCACTTCCTTCTTCTTAACTACTTCGATACAGTTAAGGCAAATGGTTCTTAGATTATTGAAAGCTACATTAGTCAGATTGCCGTCGATATGAAAGACAGTCATCTGACTAGGATATAAACTTTTGAAGCCGCACAAATCACAGTGCGGTTTCTTTTTGTATCCAGCCTTTTCCCAGCTAGGCACAATAGGCTTCTTCTTAACTTTCTTCTTCCCGCAGTTATCACAAATGCGTCGGTAATAGGTTTTACCATTGCGGATATAATTTATAGCGCAATAGTTCTTATTACATTCCTTACAGATTGGTCGTTGTATAGGCATCAACTATTTAGTTGGTTTTTACCTTTAAAGGTCCCCCTATACCAGCTTTTTTAATTTATTTTATAAATATAGTTACAAGCCCAGAGAAGTGTATTCTGGGTTTAGGTGGTAAACCTCAGAATCATACAAAGGAAAAAAGAATATGGCACTAGTATCTCCAGGTGTAGAAGTTACAGTAATCGATGAGTCTCAGTATCTTCCAGCCCCAACTAACACAATACCTCTTATTGTGCTTGCGACCGCACAAAACAAAGCTGAACCTTCCGGAGCAGCAGTAGCAGTCGGCACAACAGCCGCTAACGCCGGCAAGCTCTATCAGGTTACTAGCCAGCGTGATCTAGTCACTCTCTACGGTACTCCATTCTTCTACGAAACTTCAAACGGTACACCGATTCAGGGTTACGAACTCAATGAATACGGTCTGCTTGCTGCTTACTCTGCACTAGGTATTACTAATCGTGTATTCACCT